CACAGTAAAATACCCCCTCCAGTTACGGAGGGGGCATCTCTTTACCACACCTTCTCTGACACTCCGAGTGCCTCGTACAAAAGGTGCTTTTGCTTTGTGCTTGCGCCTGGAACGGCCTTGTCGATAGCTTCTTTCTTTTTGCGGCTTGCAGAGTTGGTAATCGTCTTACCGTTCTCGTCCTTGTCGCCGGTGATACCACGGGCTGCAAAGTATGCCGCATAGTACTGGTCGTAGGTAACGCCCTGCGCCACATATTCTGCAGCTTTCTCTCCGACATCCTTGTTGTATGTCTTTAGTGCGTACTCTGCGCCGAACGCCTTGCGGTTTGCTTCGCGCTTTACCACATCGCTGTCTGCACTTCCGATGCTCTTTGCGGTTTCCTCGTAGGTGCCGACAGTCAACAGGGCTTTTCTATAAATCTCGTTCCGCAGCTCTAAGAGGTCACGGGCTTCCTCCCGCTTCTCCTTGCGGGTCTTTTCGCCGCTGTTGTAGATTTCCTTGAGCTGCTTTGTGATCTCGGACGCCGCCTTGCTCTGCTTATACAGGTAGGAATATGTCGCATCATCGGCAGCTGTTGCAAACTCGGTATCCTTTACCTGCTTGGCTTCGTCCAGCGCATCATAGAAGTCGCTGCCCAGCCGGTTCTGTCGGACGCTATCAACGACAAACGCCTTTACCACTGCAGGAACATCTGCTTTCTTGGAAAGCGCCGGGAGCAGCCAGTCACCGATAAAGCCGGAATACTGGTCGATTAGGTAATTAACCTTCTTCGGAGAAATCCCTTTGATGCCGTTCTTCCCGTGTCGTGTAATCTCACCGAGCCAAATGGAGAACGCATCGGTGCTTTCATCGTACTGCAGATAATCCGGTTTTTCCTCCATGTAACTGGAAACGATGTCGCCGCCGTACCAGGTCTTATTGGTACTCATCGCAGTAATACCGGCGAAGATGTTGTTGGTCAGCGGATTGTTCGGGGCAATCTGCTCAATAGCGAAAGACGGATAACCGGCAAACGCGCTGCTCGCAGGTTCCCCTTTCAGCCAGCGCCACATCCGATTGGTGAACGCCGTAATAACGGAAGGTTCACGGCCCATCGGAACCTTGATAAACTTATTGTCGCCGATTTTGATGAGGATGTTGCTATCCTTGATGTAGTTGGAAAGCTCCTTGTAGTCATCGTCCTCTTTCAGCCCATCATACAGCAGGCCCATAATGATACCGGGTGCCACGCCGTTGATAAGCAAGCGGGAGATCAGCTGTCCAATCTCTTTCCAGCCGCGCCGGTCAATGACATTACGAATGTTCTTGGAAAGACCCTGCATACCGGGGTTGAAGAACGGCACAAAGGAAGCGTTCAGTTTGCGGGCCGCGAAGCCACCACGGCCAAAGTTGGTTGTAATGTCCGCCGCGTTGTAAAGCGCCTGCTGCACATCGCCTGTGTCCTCCATCGTGCTGATAAATTCAGCAAGTCGGGGGTACTGCTCGACCGCTTCATTGGCAAAGGAGAGGATGTCGATTACTCTATTCAACCCACCAGCCACTTTATCGACTGAACCGTTCTTGAAATGGTAGCGGTCGGAAAGCCCCGTCTTTGGGTCATAATAGGTAGTTCCTTTTCCGCCCATCGCCTGATAGAGCTGCCAATACTTCCCGTTCGTTGCGATTTCCTTTACGGCCTTGCCGTAGTTCTTAATGAATGTGGCATTGCTGTAATGGGTAAAGTACAATGCAGACTGTGCATCACGGACGAAATTTCGCACGATGAATACAGGGTTCCATTGCGTGACCAGCTTCTTGAATGTGCTGTTGATGGAGCGCAGCGCCCTCATTCCAAAGGAATTGGATTGCTCAATGGGTCTAAACCCATCGGCCATTGCTTCACTCATGTGCAGAGTAACCGGTTTGCCATCCACCCAAATGCGCAGCGTGTTCTTGAGGTTCTCTGCGGAATCCGCATCAAGGTCAACGAGATCGCCTTCCTCTGTAACACTCTGAATGTATTCCGAGATATCACGGGTAGTATCCATTGCATCTTCATACAGCATATTGCCCAGAATGTTCTTCTTGGCTGCGGAGAAGGTCTGCAAGGTCTGCCTGGCAATACTGTCGATCAGCGGCATGATATCCTGGTTGCCACCTTTTGCGGACTTGATGGTGCTGTTCACCGCAACGCTGTTGGGGTTGGAGTAGCCGCCGGAAGTGCTGGGCATATCGCGGTAGGTGGGAACATAGTGCGGATACAGTTCCTTCATGTACTGTGCCATATCAGCGCTCACGAGTCCGCTCTGCTTTCGCACCTCCATCAATCCGTCAAGGTAGGCATACACATCCTTTGCCCACTTCTCAAATTCAGGGTGTGCATCCAGCAGGTCAGCTGCGGCGGCACGGCTATCGTCTGCGGTCACGCTGCTGCCGAATACAGGCTTGTCAAACTGCTTTTCTGCCCACGCCTGGAACTGCTTATATTGCTTGGCGGCGGCAATCTGTGCCTCGGTGTAGGCTTTTGTAAGGGTAGTATCCTTGCCTGCGGCTGTGGCGATGTTTTCATCTGTCATTTCCGCAAAGCCGTTGACTTCCTTGTTCAGTTTCGCCCGAAGTTCTGCAAGCTGCCGCTGCGCGTTTTCGCGTACACTCATGCGGTCTACATTGTGCTCGTGCAGCAGGTAGGTGTAAAACTCATCGGTCAAGCCAGCCTTTTTCGCCGGTTCAAATACCTGCATGAGGTTCTTATCGCCGATCTTCTTGCCGTTAAGGTCATACTGCCCGGCGCCGCCAATGGAATACTGCGCCGCCGCAGATGCCTGCCCGACATTGTTCGCTGCATACATGATTCTGCTGTCGCCGACTTCGTTCCCGAATCGCTCCAGCTCATCCTTAGTGTTGATCCACTGGCGCTTAAAGGTGCGCCAGTCTTTGGCGGCTTTCGCCTTAAAGGTTTCCTTGTCCTTCTTCGGCATTTCGGTCAGAACCTTGGCAACATCTTCCGTAGTGGTGGATTTCTGTTCCGCCGTCCTCAATCTGGCTTTGCTCTTTGCCCGATCCTCCCGCACCACTCGGTCAATGCGGTCCTGCGTCCTCCGCCGGTTGAATTCGTCCTTGGCTTCGGACAGCTTTTCGTTGTACTTGTCCCGCACCTGCCGATTGTTCGCACGGAGGTCAGCACGGTATTGCTTGGAAAGTGCGTCATATTTCGCCATGAATTCTGCACGGGCCTTTGCTGCCTTCTCTCGCTCTTTAGCCGCTGCTATTTCGGTGAGAAGTTTCGTCTCTGCATCACGCCAGCGGTCATTCATCTTCGCTTCCGCAGTTGCCTGCTGGCGATAGTCAGCAAGCTGCTGACGGATGTCCTTCACCTCAGCTTGTGCAGCCTTCAGCTCATCGTTTGCTTTCTCGGTTGCTTCGGAAACAACCCTGTCGATGTCGGCCATGTACTGGGCATCTTCCATGAGGGAGTAGCGGATATCCTTGCTTTCGGTTGGAGCGGTATTGTCAATGTTCTTAAATTGACTACTGTCAAACGCCACATACACGGTGGCATTATCATATTTGCCCTCTACAATGTATCCGTCATAACCAAGCGTATTGCGTGCTGCCTTAAGAACAGCGCCGGTGCCTGCTCCACCGTTCGCGATCTCTGCAAGGATTTCGCTATCACTATCGCTATATTCCATAGCCGCCTTTACGGTAGCATCCATCGCCCGGTTATACCATGTTTTTGAAGGGTACCCAATACCGCCAGCAGGATCGTAATTCACAAGCACTTCATCACCGGTCGGGTCAACAGCCTGCAAAAGTTTTTTTACTTCTGCCCTTGTCAGCGTAATCTCGCTATCGCTCAATGGCTTTTTGATATCAAGATACCCCTCAAGGAGTTGTCCGCCATCCTTTTGGTAGCCCTCTGCCATCGGCTTGTAGTCAGTGAAATAGAAGCCTTGCCCCTCGGAACTGCCATGCTGGGACATGAAATCGGGTGAAAACTCGGTAAACACCGCCGGGCTTCCATGATATACAGGTTTCAACCTGCCCTCTGCGTCAACGACTTTGGAGCCGAAGAAATACTCCCGCTGCTCGGCAGAAAGCTCCCTGCCGGTACTGTCCATTGCCGGGATATCCATAAGGGAATGTTTCCCGTTTGCATCTTCTGCGCTATTCTGCATAGAATAGTTATTGACAGCATCAGTGTCTTGTGCTACACTAATGATGTCGAAGTCAACCGCTGTGTTCCGTCTGGGCAATTGGAGCCCATCTCGATGAAGCAGTCGGTTGGCTTCTTTTTTGCTATACCCTATGAGATTCCCACGAATCAACTGGTCTGCAATAAAATTGCGACTGTTCTCCTTCCCATAAAGGCTGGCAATTCTTGTGACCACATCAAATCCGTTATTTCTGCTTAAATGCAAAGCGACAACAACAGGGTTCCCACTGCTATCGGAAACAGCTGTAACCACAACAGAGGAGTTGGGAACCGTGTCAGACTTCAAGAGAAGAACGGGCTTTTCTATCATTTCCGGAAGTTTGAGAATGACATCGTCAGAAAGCTCGTGACCGTGAATATCAACGGTCGCCTTTCTCTGGGCCTTCGTTACAACAGACTGTGCCATCACAATTGGCTCATTCGCAAGACCAGCAGCTTGCAAATATTCCGATGTATTGTTCAGGTAGAACAAATCCGTCGGGCGCATCTTCCCAGCCTTGTAATCTGCAAACTGTTCTGCGAACGGGCGATTATTGCCTTTTACAGCCGCATCCATAACCGAGTAAGATATCTTTCCCGCTTCTTCCGCATCGCTCCTTGCTTCCATACCGTCAATCAAAGCCCGCTGCGATTCGGACAGCCTGTTGTAGGCTTCCTGTGCAGAGGGCTTTCCTTTTAGCTTTTTGAGGATACGGTTCAAGAAACCTTTAATGCCGGTGGCGGCTTCCGTATTTCTTGCACCGATGTACTCCAGCATATCCCGGCTGCCCAAAAGATCACCGCTAATATCGGCAGCGACTTCCTCCGCAGCTGCATTCTGGTCAAGCTCAATTCCATTGCGCTCGTACAGTTCAGTTTTGGCATCCATCATGCCCTTTACCATATCGGCATAGTCGGGGTTCTCTACCAGCGTATCAATCATCCCGGAATACTTGCTATCAGCTACAAGGTCGTGAAACATCTCATGCCCAAAAGTAACCATCAGCGGATCGCGGGAATTGATGTTGACATAAATGGTGCCATCCGGTGCGCGATAGCCATTGGTCAGTCGGTACTGCCCATTGACCTGCACCGCACCCTCGAACCACACGATAGTCTTGCCAAGGTATTTCGCTGCATTGTTCACCTCGGCAACAGTTTTCTTTTTACTGCCGGGAATTTCAGCTTTCTTATAGCCGATCTCGGTATTGCCGCGCACATCGGTATTGGTGATCTCCTTGATACGGCGCTTGCCGTCTACATCGGTAATGGTGTTTTGCTCAACGGAAAGCCATCTTTCTTCGGATTCCCGCTGCATCTGCTCCGCCTGCGCCTGCATATCGGCATCGAACTGGGCAGCAGCCTGTTCTCCTGCAGCAGCGACACGCTGGGCATATTCCGCCTGGGAGATCGCCTGTTTACCGGACTTCGCAATGTTCTGCGTAGCCACTTCGATAGCGGCAATATCCTGTGCTGTGTTTCCGCTGAACTGTACGCCGGTCAACTGGGAGAATGCCTGTCTTGCGGCAGGGTCGTTATTGATGCGAGCAGCTACGCCTTGGTTAGCTGCTACACCGGCAAGGGCGCTGTTGTAGGCTTTCTCTCCTGCGTTGGCAGGATTATCAACTGTGGGCGCAAAAGCCTGCCCTACGCTGTCCTCGGCTGTTTTAATGGATTGTGTGCGCTGGGCATCGGTAATAGCTGTTGCTACGGCTTGCGGAGTAGCTTCCACATTCAGTTTTTGGGCCGCCTGCGCCAGCTCATCCGCTTTGGAGACCATCGCCTTGATCTCATTGATGGAGACCTGGGTAATATCGTTCTGGATTTTGGAAAGGCCGCTCTCGGCATCATAGGTGAGGTTTGCTTCATACAGTCTGCCCACCATTTGGTTGCTGGGGTTCTTTTGCACCTCCGCCGCATAAATGGCAGGTGCGGTGCCTGCGCCTTTCTCCATGCCCTCCTGCACCTGCTGCGCTACGGCAGCAGGGGAAGCATTCAGTGCCTTGCCTACACGGCTATAGGTGACGGAACGCATCGCAGCGTTGCCGCCGCCAAATACACCGCCTGCAAGAGCACCAAGCAGGATATCATAGCCGAAGTTGTCCATCTCGTCACTGTCGCCGGTGAGGGCCTTTTCAATGGCGTAGTTGATAACATCCTCTGCGCCCTCCTCAATGCCTTCGGAGAGAGCGTCCCGCAGCCACTTGCCACCCACGGAATTGGCGAGGTTATACAGGCCGGGGGCTTCCGCCATCAGTTTTTTGGCCACGGCCTGCCCGGCGGCAGACTTGCCCAGCGAGCCATACAAACCGCCAAACTGTTCGGTAAGCATGGAAGCGCCACCGGCAGCGGAGCCGAGTACGAATGCTGTATCCGTATTCCCGTACTTCTCATAGGCATCTGCATATTTATTGCCCGCGGCGGATGCAGCCATCACGGGCAAACCGGAGCCGGGGAGGACCGCGTTTGCAACAAGGGACGGAACCATGTTCGAGATCGTATTGACCAGCTGCAGCGCTCCGCCCTCAACAGCACCAACGCTGGCTACATTCTTTTCGTGGCGCAGTTCTGCCTGCGTCTTATAGTCTGTGATGGGGATTTCTCTCTTATCGGCAAGCCCGGCCCGCTTTACGGCTTCGGTACCGCTTACGCCGCTTTCCATCAGCCGCTTGGCTTCCCATGCCTGCGCTTCCGGATTACCGGAAAGATACGAAGATGCTGCAGCGGCATACTGCCTCATGCTTTGGAATGCATTCTGCACGCCAGAAAGGACAGCATCGCCTGCCTTGAATTTATTCTCGTCCGGGTTGTAGTCCTCTACCGCTTCCGCATTTCGCTGGTTCTTCCACTGGGTATAGGCGTTCTCGTACTCAATGGCAGCCTTGTTGGCAATCTTCTGCTGCTCCTTGGCCTGCTGCGGCATATTCCCAGCTCGCATATAAGCCCCGGCCTTAATTGCCGCGTCGTCCCTCTGTTTCTTAATCGCATCCAGCTGCTCCTTCATGACATCGCTTTGTTTACTAGAAGAAGCCCCAGCAGGCGCAGCCTGTGTAGGCTGCGTGCTGGGGGCAGAGGGATTATATTGGGTAGCTTTCTTCACAGATTGAACAAGAGAGTCAATGCCGCTCCGCTGGTAGTTCTGCTCAAGCTCCGCGGCAGGCGATGCACCGAAAGATTTTTGATAGTTTTGTTCCAGCGTTTTTCTATCCATTTTTCCTCCTGTCATTCAAGTCCGAGAAGTCTTGCCGCCATTGAATCAGAATAACCGGCCCGGCGCAACATGTTGTAGGAGTCCTGCAAGGCGGCATTGTAATTTGGGTTGTCCTTTTTGGTGGTTTTTGTCTTTGCCTTCGGGGCCTTTGCCAGCCCGGCGGAATAGCTTGCCTGTGCGTTCATCTTCCCGGTCTGCGGCTCCCGGTTCGCCTGAATCATGTCAAGGTATGCCTGATTCACCGCATCGGAATAGGCGTTATCCGCATCGGCAAGGCTGCTGTTATAGCGGTTGTTCAGCCGGACATAGGAGCTTTCCGCAAGGCCGCCATTGATACCCTCACGGGCCAGCTGCCCGGGGAGGTTCTTTAGCGCCATCTCTTTGGCAATGTACGCCCTGCGTGCATTGTCCTCTCGCTGCTGGGCCGCCTGTTTCTGCTGGGCCTCATACATCTGCTGGTTGTAGGCAAGCAACTGGTCATAGGCAGCGGTCTGCGCATCCAGCTGCGCTTTCAGGCTCTCAAGGTATGCGTCCCGCTCGGAGGTGTCCGTCACGGTGGATGAAATTTTCGGGGAAACTCCAGCTAGGTTAGCCTTTGCCGAAGCAAGAGCTCCGCCCTTTATCGCTGCATCTACAGCGCCCCTGCCGGGCTTATTTACTTCGGAGCCTGCTGCTGCGCCCGCCCTCGCCACATCGTACCCAATCGGTTTTATTGTGCGGTTGCTTCCGCCATCGTTTACAAGGGTTGTGTTCTTTCTCAGTGCCAAAATTACCCCTCCTTGTCATATGCCGCTGTGTCATACTGCTCCACAGCGGCTAAAATTCTCCCACGCAGCGCCTGTGCGCTGGCGTGTTCGGTTCTGTATTTTTCTTTGATTTCTTCCAGCTCGGCGACCAGTTTATCATAATCGCTCGGCACCTGCGCATCGTCATTGAGATACTGCCGCACCAACGCCAAAAACGCACTCCAGTGCGGTCTGATATAGGCAGGGCAATCTTTCCTTGCGTACCAGTCATGGTGCTGGTAGACGGCGTTCTCGTTCAAACCATGCCGTTTAAGAATAGCAGCGCAAAGTCTTGCGCCGTTATCTTCGGCAATCCGGTTATACTCGGCACCAGTGCCGTCCATGATGATCTCGATGGCGATGGTAGTGCTGTTGCCGGGGCCGTAGTTTCCATCAGCAGCGTGCCAGCCGACCTCGCCCTCGTCAAGGTTCTGCCATGCTTCGTTCTCGTCCACATAGTAGTGGACACGGACAGACCCCATATTGCAGTTCGGGTAGGTCGCGCGGGTGTACTGCTCCGCCATTGTGGTACCGCTGGGGACTTTAATCCGGCCAGTATTGTGAATAGTCACACCGTTAATGGCGGATAACGCCCGGTTTGCCTTGTACTGCGTACCTTTTCGGTATGTATAACCGGCCTCGGTATAGTCTCGGTTCCATACGGCGCTATCAGGAATAAGCTTTTCACAGATTTTTACGCCGTTATCATAGCGTACATTATCGGGAGAGAGGAAAGCCATTAGGCTTCCCCCTTTCCCTCGGCATCCAAAATAGCCGCATCAGTGTGTTTGACCATGCCGGTGGTGGCTGCGTCATATGTACCATTAGCAGCCAAAGCGACAATAACAGCGTTCAGCAGGCACAGCACCACGCCCTGTACCGTCAGAGCAGAGCCGTTAAAGGCTTCGGCTCCGATGAGGATGGCCACAGAGATGATGTAAGCAAGCAGCTGGGTGTTGATGTTCTTGAGAGGGGTCTGCTTCAAAAACTGGGTGATGATGGTGACCATCATGACTGCACCTGCATAAGTGCCAAGGGAAGTCCAAGTTACAAATTCGTTCATATTCAAGCTCCTTTCTTCTGCTCAAGGTTGGTTACTCTTTTATTGAGGGCGGTTGTCCGTTCCTCCAAGATGGGGATTCTCTCCGCAAAGCCGTTGTGCCGTCTTACCTCTCTTGTAAGCTCGTCCAGCTTCTCGTTGGTGACGGCTCGCTCGATATCGGCCTTGTGGTCACGCTCCATGTTGCTTTTGTTATTGGTAATGATCACAGCGGCGACCGATGCAATGCCTGTGATAATTGCTACCCAAACACTTGCATCCATATCAGTCCTCCTCACTCAGCCGCAGCAGCATATCATACTCCTGCGGGCTGATTATTTTTTCTGCTTCCTCTCGGGGTAGATGCATTTTGAATTTCTTATTGATGTTGTTTTGCTTATACCATTTGTTCCAGTAGTACACATTGGCCAGTGCTCTCGCCTTGTGCATCACACATATATTTGTACTACGCTGGTTGACGGACCCGGTTTCCTGATAGTTCCATGCCGAACACCAGCTGCATCCAGCAGCAATCGGACAATCAAAGCATTCATCTGTCGATTGCGACCTACGCGTGATACTATCGAGATATTCTTTAATCGCCTTATGTTCTGGCTGTTCGAAAATTCCATAAACTGAACCCACAATAATCGGAGGCACATCGTTACCCAACGACGATGGCATATACCGTAAGCATGGATATGCAATACCTTCAGGATCAAAGGCTAACATCGCACCAGTTCCGCCGCACCAGTTGCCATTTTCTTGAGGAGTTAATGGGCAGAAATTAGTTTCAGAAAAAAGCGACACAGTAGTGCCATCATTTTTGGTCAAAAGCTTATCCGCCATCAGCTTCATCTCATCGTACAGGATCTTGGCATACTCATATGACCATTTTACCTCGTAAACGCAATTAGCGTGTATTGTCTTCATGCCTTCCCCCATGAAGAAATCCACAATCTTGTTAAGATTATGAATATTCTCTGGAGCAATCGTTACCTTGGTTCCAAGTTCCTCGTAAAAATTAGCATTGAAATGTTTTGCCGCAGCATAGGCATCGTCGAAATTACCTCGGCCATCGTGATATACTCGACAAGCGTCGTGGATTTCTTTTGGTCCGTCTAATGTAACGGCAAAACTCAGATTATTGCGGAACTTATGCAGAAATTCCTGTACTTTTGGCTCGAAATACAACGCTCCGTTAGAAGTAATGCTTACCCGCCAAGTGTAAATCCAAGGATGGTTCAATTCGATGCAACGCTGAACAAAGTATGTGCAAATATAATCGATTATATCAACCGCCATAAGCGGTTCTCCTCCGATCATATCCAATATGATGGCTTTTGTTTTTCGATTGATGAATGTCCCCTTGTCCTCTTCCCACATACGGAAGAGAAGATCAACACCAGCCCGAGCCGTCTCTTTTGACATCATCCGATGCCCTTTATGCCCTTGATAACAATAAGTGCATGCCATCGGGCAGTCATCTGTTACTTGAAAAGTAATATCGCGGCAAAGAAACTCTTCCGGAAGCATTTTTTCGCTTTCTTCTGGATACAAAGTATAAAGGTAGTCGGCATAACTTATTTCGCTTCGCTTCATGCGTCCTCCATATTATACTCAATGGCGCACTCATCAAAGTTAAAAGAGTAGCTCATAACTGCACCATCGGGTTTAAACCGATCGCTTACTGCTCTTTTTGCCAATTCCAATTCTACGCCTTTTGCCTCGCAGCTATCAGAATACAGCTGTAGATTTTTTTCCAAGACATCTGACTGAGACATCAAATAACGCAGAACACCTAATGCCGCGTTGTACTCATACCAGAGGCGTTCCACACAGACGCTATCCTGTTCGCCGATGTTCACTTTAACCGTCATTTAAGCTCCTCCTTATAAACCGACAACATAATTATTATATGCATCCTCGGTTTTCAACACTTCATTAATCAGTGCTTTAAGGTCCTCAATTCTGGCAGAATCATATGCATAAATACCCATCAGTTGTCTCTTTAAGTCCTCCATTAGGAACCATTCCATTGTGTTTTCCACACAATCTTTATGTGCATCAAGAACTTTACGGCAATAGGATATTACTTTATCGATGCCCTCAGCATTACGCTTGCGATCAAAGATAAAGAAACCTACAACCGCAGATTTTGTGCGTTCGTCATATTTGCTCCCAGTGGCTTCCTCTACTTTCTTGATAAGAGAATTAGCATAAGCCTGCAGTTCGGCTTCTGTACATTCTACCACCGGCTGCATCGGTTGAGCACACATAATATAATAGAGCTCTTTGCCTTTCGAGCTCTTACTTTCTTCGAGTGCGTTTTTTATCTCGTCAATAGAGATTTCTTTCATTTCTGCAATCCTTGTCACGATGATCGCTTGATTTACTCCAAACATATGAATACCCTCCGTTTATTCTTTGTTTTAGGTTGACATCCGAGCTTGCGTTCCGCAGCCACCTTGGCAGCCGCCTACGCAGTTGTTTGCGCACCGCGCTACACAGCTTCCAGTACACTTCCCTGAGCATGACCCTGAACAATCCATTCTGCATGCCGCTGTACAGTTACTCGTGCACCCGTCTCTCCAGCAAGCTCCTCCGCACGAAGTGCTGCAACCTCCAGAGCAGGACCCTTGACAGTCGCCAACGCAAGATCCAGTACATCCGCTGCAATCATAAGAGCAAGAGCCTCCACAACCAGAACAGGCGTTATAACAACCGGAACTACAAAGTCCACTGCAACCAGAAGCACAATCGGTTCCGCTTCCTCTCAAAGGATATGCTTCATGAGCCTGCAATTTAGCATCGAATGTTTCCATTTCAGGCACAGCATCTCCAGTGCTTTTTTCCGTATATCCACTTGGAGTTATTGCATTGACCGGAATAATAAGCTTATTGGCATGCTCAGGTTTAATAACTCCTCCTGAAGTAGGGTTTTCAGTGTAATCGTAAGCGGTTCCGGCATACGATGTCAAAGATCCGCTATAGCGCCTACGATTCATTTCGGCCTTTACTCGCGCTTTCAAGCTTACGAAATCAGATGCAAGAATCTGGTTCTGAGAATTAAGAGCCAATATGTTTCACCCCCTTAACTGAATGCCGCGCCAACAGCTACCCATGCAGTGCCGTTGTGGTATTTAATAATACCGCCGTTTGCGGTATCGATCCACAGCAGTTTGGTATCCGGTGCCGTAGCGGAAGCTACAAAGCCACCGCCGCCGGATGGCGCATAGATGGCATTGCCGGAGATACTGCCCCCACCGTTGATGATCTCTGTTATCATCACCTGTACCGTCATGTCCGCATTGGGCTTTTCGCCCATTGCCTTGGCAGTAAGGGTGCCGTTGTTGTTCTCAATCCAAAGGGCAGATGTACCGCTGTCGAGGATAACGCCAAGGACGATTGCATCCATCTGGATATCCACCTTGCTGTTTACGGCAATGCCGGAAAGGGTTATGGTCTGCGCATAGGGGCTTGCAGCTCCTGTCCACCCGGCAGCGGTCATGGTAACGCTCGCTTTCTTTACCTTGCAGGCGTTAATCGCTGTCTGCTGTGCAGTGGAAACAGGCTTATTGACATCACTGGTGTTATCCACATTTCCAAGCCCGACCTGGGCCTTGGTCACGCCATGTGGGTTAGCCTTATCGGAAACATGGGTATAGGGGGCCTGCTTCACATTGTCTACATTGCCAAGGCCCACTTGCGTTTTGGTTACTTCGTGGGGGTTGGCCTTGCTTGCAATGTGCTCTGGGATATCGGCCAGCGCCGCGTTAAATGCGGTTTCTGTCCCGGTGTATCCTGCTTCTACGGCGGTCCGGTAGGCGGATTTGCCATCGGCACCGGCTACGCCTGCGGGGCCTTGCGGGCCTTCGGGGCCTACTGCGCCCTGCTCACCCTGAATGCCCTGTACGCCTTGAGGGCCTTGAGGGCCTGTTGCACCTGCAGGGCCGGTAGCGCCAGTCTCCCCCTGTGGGCCTGTTGCGCCGGTATCGCCCTTTTCGCCTTTGTCACCTTTAGGGAGTACAAAATCGAACACCGCTGCGGATGCGGTTCCGCTGTTCGTTACGGAAGCGGCTGCGCCAGAAGAAACAGTACCGACCGTGATGGTAGCAGCTGCGCCGTCTGCGCCCTTTTCGCCAGGTGCGCCCTTTGGGCCTGTTGCACCTGTCGCACCAGTAGCGCCTGTGGGGCCTTGCTCGCCAGTGTCCCCTTTGTCGCCTTTCTCACCCTGCGGGCCTTGTTCCCCCGCAGCGCCAGTAGCACCGGTAGCGCCAGCTGGGCCTTGCTCGCCTTGTGGTCCCTGTACGCCTTGCGGGCCTTGCGGTCCGATGGGGCCTTGCAAAGCGCCAACGCTTACCCAGTCATTGGCCGTCTCGCTCCAGATGTAGCACTCGCCGTCCTCCTGCACATAGTACATCTTGTTGTTCCCGGCGGGGATCGCGTTTCTCAGCGCTGCCAGTGTAGGATAGCTGTCCTCGATATACAGGCTGGTTCCATCTTTACCGGCAGGGCCTGTCGGGCCTTGCGGTCCCATAGGCCCCTGCGCACCAGTAGCACCGGTAGCGCCTGTTGCACCAGTATCACCCTTGTCTCCCTTTTCGCCCTTTAAGCCACGAGGGCCAGCAGGTCCTTCTGCGCCTGTCGCACCTGTCGCCCCGGTTGCGCCTGTGGCTCCGGTATCGCCCTGTTCACCCTTGGGGCCTGCGGGACCAGCCGGGCCTTGTGCGCCGGTTGCGCCTGTTGCACCACGGGCACCGGTTGCACCGGTATCGCCCTTGGGGCCAGTATCGCCTTTATCACCTTTGGGACCGGTTGCGCCTGTGGCACCGGTAGCACCGGCAGGACCCTGTTCGCCTGTTTCGCCCTTAGGGCCCTGGATGCCCTGTACGCCCTGTAAGCCTTGCGGGCCTCTCGTACCCTGTGCGCCCTGCTCGCCCTGTACGCCCTGCGGGCCCTGCGGGCCTCTCACACTGACGGCCTGCGGGGCAATGGCGGTATCCTGAATGGTGAAGGACATAACGCCGCTGGCATCTACATAGGGAACAATAACGGGGCCTGTCAGGCCTTGGTCACCCTTCGGCCCCTGCTCGCCTGTGTCGCCTTTCTCGCCCTGCGGTCCGGTATCGCCTTTCAGGCCGGTAACAATGGTTTCGGAACCATCATCGGTTACTGTGCCATTGGCGAATTTCAGGCGGCTGCGCTGCGGCGCTACTGTGCCATCCGGCGTTATGATGATGTGGCCGGAAGACCCGGTGGCTTCCCATGTCTCTCCGTCATTGCTGGTTTCCAGCACCTTGTCGCTGTTAAGCCGGATGTATTTCACATTGCCAGTCAGGATCCGCTTTCCCAGCTCCTCCTGTACGGTCGATGCTGCGCCGCTGATGTCCTCTGCGCCCATGCTGGCGGCAGCGGTCAGGGCGTTGAGCGCATCCACAAGGCTGTTGTATGCAGGGATTACAACCTCACGCACCACAGCCTCTACGGAGAATTGCATTTCACTGACGGAAAGGTTCGGGGTGGTGTCCTGCCCAATTACCCCAACCCTGTTGCCGTCACTATCGGTAAATACTGCATCCGGGGTATAGGGATTGCCGTCGGATGCTTTGATCTTTTCAAACATAGCTTACCCCCTGTACTTTCTCGTTTCTCGGTACTCTACTGCGATGTTCTCGATGCCGAAAGGCTCCGCATTGCCATTGGAGAAGCGGAACCGCACTTTATCAAGGTTTCGCATATCCAGCTTTCTGCCCAGCACCTTCGGAGTTGCATCGGTACTCCATGTCCATTTCGACCAGTCTATATCCTCCCATGAGAAGAAGCGGGCAGTTCTCGCATCGGTCAGAATGGAGATCCATTTGCCGCTGCACATCGCATAGGCGTTTACACTGGTGCGCACAAAAGCGGACAGCCTGCAGGCCATGTACCGGAAGTGTTTGCTGGAGTAAAAGGTCTTGCCATCGATATCTGGGGTTTCCCACTGGCACCCTACTGGTGTGTATGTCTCCCCGTCCATCGTGTCGTTGTAGGAGTTGGGTGCGGTCTCATCGGTATTGAATTTGCATACTTTGCCATCCGCCGTGCCAAAGAGCAGTTCGCCGTTATCGTCCCAGATCACCCTTGCGGGTATTCCGGTCAGATAAAAGCACTCGTACTGGTAGTTGGAATACGGCTCCCCATCCTCGTAGTGCTTTTGCAGCAGGTCAAGCACATACACGCCAGCACCGGCCGCAATGAAATAAAAGTCCTTGTGGATGCAGGCATAGGCATCGGCGATATTGCTTTCCGAAAGCAGCTTCGGATTGATGTAGAAGCTGCGGCTCTGCACATAGCGCTCGCCGGTCACATCGGAAGCAGTCAAGGCAAATATGCCGGTGGAGGAAAGGAACAGCGGCTCGTTATCGGTCGGCACAAAGCTGTGCGGAGCGATTGCGCCGTGTCCGGTGATTACATTTCCGGTCTTAAAGGCAAAGGTCTCCACGCTGTTGCCGAGATCATCGGTCTCCGTTACCGTGGAGCCGGTGCGCACATACACCGCGCCGGTGGTTCCGCTCTTGTGGGCCGCTATCCTGTCGCCCACGATGGAATAACCTACAATGCGCTCGCTGTCCTCGCCCAGTATCGAATAGGATAGATCGGAAAAATAGGAAAAATCATTCTGCGCCGACCAAAAATCCCTGTTCTTAAAGTTCGGATCGCCGGTCACAAATAGCCGGGTGCCCGTCTCGCCATACACAATACAGGTATCGCAGTTCGTAATGCGGCTGCGGCTCTCGCTCCTGTCCTTGGATGCAGTGATATATACATTGTCCGCGCCCTCCAAAGGGGATTTACCCGGAGCGGTTACGAATGTCACGGTGCCGCTGGTGCGGTTTACAGTAAAGTCTGTAGTCTCCACCTTGTCTACGAAGGAACCGTCAGCTTGCAATACCTTTGCCGTTACAGGTGTTGTATCCAAATTTTCAAGGGAAAGTTGGAATACTGTTGCTGCTGCGGTCTTATCTCCTACATAGAAAGATTCCGTCCACTTATCCGACATGAGGTTGATATCCTCATAAGTTGTTCCGCCGGTACCATCCGGGTTTTTATTGATAACGATGCGCGGCACATAGGCGCTGTCCGATACATTAGCCACGGTGAAGGTGCCGTCACTGTGCGTTACCTTGTAGTAGTGTGTTCCATCCAGCAGGTACAGCGCTTTATCGAAGTTCTTGCCAACCGAAAAGGCATCGTTCATGGCGGACGAGATCAGCGTATCGCCTGCATACAGTTTCGTGCCCGCATGGATAATATCTGTCCCATCCAGAGAGAACCGACCATTGATACGGCCATCGTATACCGCCGTTTTGGCAAAGCCAAGGCGCTTTCTCACGCGACCGGGGGAGGAACGGATCATGTTCTCGCAGTTGGGGCTTCTTCTTGGGTCGATATTGGTTGCGCCGCTGGAAAAGTCGCAGCCATAAAAGTCGTTAATGACCATGGCATTGGTCTTTACCACATCAGCGCTGGGGAGTTTTGCCGGGGAATATCTCATTTGCTCCCCTCCTTACATCATGAATACGGTTTCAATTACTTGGTGTTTCTCGATGTCCTCGTCCGTCATAGCGCCTACCATCTCTGCAAAGCGTCCGGTGAGGAACTGATTCAGCGCCAGTGTTTCATCAATGCCGCTTGTGGCATCAATGGCCAGCCGAAGTGGAATCAGCGGAACCGCCTTGGGCTCCACCTCTATCTCGGTCGCACCGGAAGCGCCTGCAAGGGTGGCGTGCCGGTGCTTATACTGGATATCGAACTGCCCGCTGTAATGGTACGGGACCGCAATATGGTATTCATCCAGCCGCCGGTAGTCGGAAAAGTCGCGGAAGGTCACGCCGTCACCGGAGAAAAGGATTTTCACCATGCCGTTCATCTGCTGGGGCAACTCATACGGCACCCATGCTATGTGCTCCGGGATTTCTACCAGCGGGAATGCATAAAACGCAGCGTTTCTTACCTGGAATGGGTACTGCGATTCCAACTTGATACTGCCGTTAAAGCTGCCGGAAAGCCGCTGGAACTCAGGAGCGGTAATCTGCCGCCGGGTCCCATCGATAGTCGCTGTTAGAACACCGCAAATTTCAAGCGTGTAGGCTTTTGCATCACTGTTGGTAAACTCGTAGGTATCACCGGGATAAACCGTCTTAGCTTCAAAATGGGAGCCCTCCATGCACCGTGGCATGTTCTGAACGATGCTGATGGATTCGATCAGCGGGAACTGCGATTCCACCATTGCAACAGCACCGTCCAGCAGGTGCTCCATTCTGTCCTTGTAGTCGGCTATAAATCCGTTGCTTGCGGCAGCGCCGTTTACGGTGGCTTCATCTATCCACCGCAGCGCACCGTTGATGGCATCGTTCTTGTTCATTCAATCACCCCATGTACCCTGCTTCTTCAAGGATGCGGGCGACTTCTTCGGGTACATCCACCCATTCGCCGCGCTTGATCTGATAGGTATAGCCGTTGATGCACACAGGCACTACGACATCTTCTTTGTTCAGCTTGTCCTTCGGCAGACGGATGCGTACCTTCTTGCCCTTGGCGAGTTCCTCGCCGGTCGCTTTTTCTACGATTTCTCCGACCATGTCGGGGTTCTTAATCTCTTTAGCCATGTTAAATCCTTTCTGTAAAAGAAGGGAGGGGCGTTACCCCCTCCCTTGTATTTGGTTAGGCAGAAGCCATGGACTGGATGCAGACCATTGCCAGCTCCTGCAGACGAACAGTAACCGCCATTGCTTTCCAGCCGACAGTGGCGCGCTGGTTAAGCGGATCCTCGCTGCCGGCAGAGCCGGTGGGCTTGATGATGATCTCAGGCTTGGAGGAGCCGTCTACATCGACTACGCCGTAAGCGTCCTTGCCTACGATAAGGGTCTTGTGCAGCGTACCGGCAGTAGCGGTAGTGGCATCGGTAGGACACATGGTGGTCAGAATGAAACGGACACCATGGATGCGGCCGATCTCGCCCTTCATGATGTTCTCTGCGCCGTTGTACTTGGAGATGTCCTGCCACAGGGCATCGTTCTGCAGGTCATAAGCAACACTAGGGTCGCAGAAACCGATGTAATAACCACCCTCCATCGTCTTTGCGTTGTTGTTGCGCAGGGTGCGGACTGCCTTCTTGATCTCCTCGCTGTTGAGTACCTTACCGGCGGCAATAGCGGCAGCGGAAGCAGCGCCGCCAGCAAACTGCTGGGAAGTACCATTGAAGATGACGCCTGCACAGCGGGTTTCAAGGGTCTCGGCAGCGTTCTCGCCCATCAGAGCAGCAGCCTCGGTCAGGACAGGGTCGATGCCGACCATGCTGATCTTGTCAGACAGCCGGACCCAGTTGCCCTCCTGCGCCACGGTAGCGGTCACAGCGGTGATGGACAGGTTGTCGCCGTCAGGGGTCACGCCCTCGGTCAGGGATGCAGCAGGGACATCAAGGGAGTTGAAGCGGCGGAAGTTGATGTTGTCGCCCTTGTTCTTCGGCATGGGGCGCTTCTGGCCGTACTTGAGGAAGGTCAGATTGGGCAGCAGCCGGGACAGCAGGGTGCGGTCGTAAAAGGTTCTCTGTTCAGCGGTAAGATTACCGTAAGTCTGGGTAGTAGTTGCCATAGTTTTATACACTCCTTAGTTTTTTAATTCCCCCCGGAGTGCAGCTTGATACAGCTTTTCAAAGTCTTTGTCCGACATCTTCATGTAGTCGGCTTCGGTTTCGGGGCTTTCGCCCGTCAATGCTCCGGGAGATGCTTGTGCGTTGTTGTTGATTCTTCGGAGCGTGTCTTCCTTTGCCTTGTTTGCAGCATCGTTGGCGAGGTCAAAATAGCTGTTCGCCAGGATTGTGTTGAACGCTGCATCCACGCTGCAGGGCGTCCCCTGCTGGGTGCAGTAGTCCATCAATTCAATCACTTGGTCCTTTAGCTTTGTGAATGTCTGCCCTCTTACAGGGTCAGCCTCCAGCTCTCTCATGCGCTCATTGCTCCGCAAACGGGTAATCTCCGCTTCCAAGGATTGATTTCGGTAAGCTGATACGGGGTCGGTTTGGCCGTCCTCGTCCAGCCGCTGCATCGCAACAAAGGCTTCGTACTCCGCCTTTGTGGTGATGGGTCTGTCATTGTCATAATGATTGGTCAGGCCCATGCTGCGGATAAAGTCGTCCACGCTCTTTTGGGATGCTTCTTTGATTCTCCGTGACACACGCTGTGTCTCGGTCGGTTCTTCCTGCACCGCAGGTTCTTCCTGCTCGACAGGTTCGGTTTCCTCTACTGCGGGAGAGGAGTCGATATCTTCAACGATATCTTCATTAGCAGCAGTCATGATTTCTTCGTCCATAATTTCCTTTCTGTGGCGAGGTTCGGTTTGTTCCGTTTAGCAGCCACTTAAAAATTGATTATCCCTCCAAGGGGTTGGTCACATAGGTCGGTGTCCTGTTGGTGCATTTTGGGTTCTTGCACTCCAGCTGCAGCTTGATAAACGCTTTTGTCTCTGTGTTTGGGGAGGTATCCCCGGTGAATGTAAGGTATTTGCCGGTGATTCTCATTTCGGCTTTACAGTTTGGGCACAGCATTGTTGCCACCTCCTGTGAACTTGTCCATGACGGTTGGGGCCTTCGGCACATCCGGCAGCGGAACTCCGCCAATGCCGGAAACGCTCTGTACGCCGTTCACTTCTTCCTCCGGAACGCCAGGCATTCCAATCGCTTGCGGCTGGGTTTCCCGCATTCGCTTGAACTTTTCCTTGAACGGCGCTACATTCGGGTCGGAAAGCTCGATGTACTGGTCAATGGAAATGTCTCCTCGGTCAAGCATCTTGTCCAGTGTGGCCTGTGCCAGCACCGCAGAATACTCGGAGGAGGCTCCTACATCCACCTGCAGGTCAAAGTCGTACATGGCGTAGTCCGTACCCGTAAATGCTCTGCCTGATACCTCGTCCCCCATCTCAATGACGATTTCCCGCTTGTCGGAGCAGTAGGTTTTGAAAAACTCCATCCAAATGCGGCCGATCTCTTTTACTGCATGCCAGTATCTGCGCTGGATCTCGTTGACAGGGGTCTGCGCTTGGTTTTGCAATGCAATGATTGCGGATGCGGCCATGTTTGCACCCAAGGACTCGCCAGTCGTCACCTCGGTCGTGCCTGTCACTACGCGGGTAAGGTCGATCATGTCGTTGCTCACCTGCGTAGCAGCAGACGAAAACGCCGGAGGCTGCAGGTACGATATCCCGCCGTTGGAGTAGTCGGTGACGATCTCCCCCGGCTCGTTTGTCAGCGGCTGTCTGATTGCACCGGGCTTTGCCACGATTTTCGGGAAGCCCATCTGCTGGATGGCCAGCGCCTGCATTCCGTACATAAAGTTGATGAGCTTTTGGTTGGGGATAAGCCCCTCAATTTCGCCGATGCCGTAGAAACAGGCTTTACGCAGCTTCCAGTTGAGCGCCGCCACAGGGTACAGCTTGATGCGGACGGGGCTGCCCTGCGGGGTAAGCGGTACTGCCGTGCATATCTCCACGCTGCGGGTCGCTTTGTCAAACACGACCTCACCGTTCTTGCGGTAATACTTGGTCAGCACCGTGACCTTTTCGTTTTCCTTGCCGTCCAGCTCGATTCTCTCGGCCTGATAGGTGCTTGCATCCTCAAATTCATCGGGGCAGATGTTTGCCACCTTTTCCGCAGGCAATCCCCTGTCCTTTGCCATCTTGCGTACAGCGCCCAATTTGAGCCGCTGGGCGATGATGAGGTAGTCCTGCTTCTGCACATCCCGGAGCTGCGGGTTGGCTACAAAAAAATTGAGAGCATCCACGGTTTCCCCGCGAAGCTCCCCCACATATTTGTCGCCTGTTACGCTGGTGTCCCAGTAAAAGTGCCATATGCCTGTGCCGTTGGTCGCTGCATCGTCACACGCCTCGTTGCACAGCTTGTCCATGTCGGCTCTGTCCCAGATCGTCCGTGCGTACTCGGTGCAGTTCTCGGCGGCGTCCTGGTGCATCTGGTCAATGATTTCGTTACCGCTGGCGCTGCCCTGTCTGTAGACGATGCTGACAGGCTGGTCAAGCACGCTGGAGCGCTTGCTGCGGACGATCATGTCCACGATGTTAAGGACGGGTCTCGGCAGGTTTTTGGTGCGCTCTGTTGCTTGTGGCCACTGGTCGCCCTCCTTAAATCGCACAAAGGTCGGGAATTTGGTGCTAAAGCCCATCTTGTTTTGGTACGCCACACCCTCTCGGTATAGCGTCCACAGGGTTACATCACTCATATCAATCCTCCGGGCCGTTAAGCCACTCGCTGAATATCTTTGTTGCATATTGCTCCTGTGCCGTCTGGTCGTCCCCTAACGCCCACAGGATCAGGCGTTTGAGCCATCGTCTTACCATACCTGATACCCTCCTTGTTCTTCGGTCTGCCGCAGCTCCGGCGGCAGCTTGTACTTTGTAACCGGCGGCTGTCCCGCATACGGTCTACCGCTGCAAAAATACCTGATGGCATCAGGTGCATGGGTCAGCTCGTGCGGCTCTGTCGCTACATCGTTAGGCTTGTGGTCATCATACTGGACCATCGGCAAACAGCGGATGACCTGCTTACAGTTGCGGAAAAACCGCAGCCCTGCTATCCTTGTCTTGTCGCCGGTTATGATATCTCTGCTGTCCCTCGGCTTGAGCCACTCGTGTACATCCTGCCAGCCGTTGATACGGTCGTTGTCCACCTTGACCAGCGGAATGTCCTGCTCCATAAATATGTCTGCCACGCTGCGTCCTGTGTCGTTACGCCTGTTCCACAGGTCGGGCGGTGCAAGCCATTGCTCGATCTTATCGTCCCCGTTGGCCTCCTTGATACGCATGGCGGCATCCGATGCAATCAGCCCCGACTCGTATATCTCTCGGTACACATAGCCGTTGCCCTCGCCGTCAATGGCGATCCAGTATCCGGCCAGCATATCCAAGCCGTAGTCCATGGCAAAGTAGCGTCTCCACCAGTCGGGTATCTCGATGGGGTCTATCACATGGATATCATCACGCCACTCTGCAAAATACTGCCCTGCAAACACATTCCAGTCGCCGTCCAGCCATGCCCGGCGCATATCCTCCGGGAGGGTCTCCAGCATCCGAACATAGTCTGGGTCCTTATCCACCAAAACCTTGTTGTCGTACACCTTTGCCGGTATAAACTCGTAGTCTTCTGGGTTTTCAGAGGCCGTGTAGTCCCGGTCGATAAACAGGCGCTTGACCCACGCATGGCCGACTCCTCCGGGGTTGCAGGTCAAGTACATCCGATGGGGGAAGTCGTTGGCTCCACGGTTTGATGCAACAAGGTTGTTGTACATAAACTCGGTAAACTGTGTCGCCTCGTCCAAAAACATGATGTCGTACTCTTGCCCCTGATACTGCAATACATCGGCCTCGGCCGAGCAGTATCCAAAACGGATACGACTGCCGTTTGGGAATATCATCGCCTTTTCCGAGTCCCGATAGGTTGCTATGTCGGGTTCCAGCACCTTTCGCAGCTCCAACACATGGTTTTGCCACAGGTCGGCATATGTCCGGCGCAGGATCAGTATCTTGATGCCGCTATAATTAACGGCAAGCATGGTGGCCTTTGCTCGCACCACCCAGCTCTTACCGCCGCCTCTGGCACCGCCGTAACACACCCTGCGCTTTTCCGACAGCAAAAACTGCTCCTGCTTGGGATTCGGTGTGCCTAAATTGACCGTCATTTGGCGTACTCCTTGCCATTGCCCAGCACGATCTCGATTTTGGGTATCTCGCCACCCAAATCAATCGGCTGATTGGCCTTGCCGTATACACGGTCAAGTACGGTTTCTGCGCACTTTACCCGCGTTTCGGTTTTCTCATTTGTGTTGTTTAGGGTATCCACCAGCAGCTTGACTGCCGCAGGAGTCGCCGCTTTCAGCATTGCTTTGGCGTCTTCGGGGATTTTCGCCCTCCCACTTGGGTTCCCACTCTGCCCTTTTTTCCATGGGCGCAGGTTCTCTTTGCTTTTCGCACTGCATCCACTGGCCATCTTCGGCACCTCCTTTCAAAATTCTTCCCGCCCTATCCCTCCCGGTGTCTACTATGCCGGGCTACCAATTATTGTTACCAAACCGTGGTTATCCGCTTAGTGCCTGTCTTGTTCCCGCACAGCAGCAGCGTCTGCGGCTGCTCATGGTCGCTCTCGCTGCTGGGCAGCAGCATCTTCCGGGCTGCGTAGCCTCCGTACTGCTGCCATGCAGTACAGCTAACCACTACCAGCTGCTTGGTACGGATAACATTGTTGTTACTGTCCACCACGATCTTTTTGGGCTTACTGATGGTGCCTTTGTGGGTATGGCCAACAATCAGAGCGTCAATGCCCTCTATGGTGTAGCCGAAGCGCTCATTGCGGTTGACCGTTGCACCGGTGTAAATGCCGCCGCCGGAGCCATGGGTAACAGCCATCGTATAGCTGGTGATAGGGATATCTCTTGTTACCCTGCGCCCAATCTCCAGTTTGAGGAATGCTATGTCCTCGGCGTAGTAGTCCTCCATGTCCAGCTTGCACATGATATCGCCCATAATGTCTTGGTCGGTGTCCCTGGCTGTCCTCGCTTCGTGGTTACCGGATACCGCGCAGAGTATCTTATCCTTGATGGGCGTTAGCATTTCCACCATCATCTTTTTCTGCTCCCGCGGGCGGATATAATCCTCAAAGGGGCTTCCCACCGCGTTCCGGGTATTGTTGTTGATGAGATCGCCGCCAAGGATGAGATAAGCGTCCTCCCGCTCTACCCGGCGGCAGAATGCTTGCCAGCCCTCTTTATCATGTAGGATGCTGCCCAAATGCACATCAGATACCGGATATACCTTGATGGTGTCGCTCTGCGGGATTTTGCGGACTATTAAATCCATAGGTATCCCCTCCTTTATGGCATAAAGAAAGAGAGCGCCTTTCGGTACTCTCTGACTGCTTTTTGGTAAGGCAGACTATTGCGAACTTGCGGTCTGCCAGCGCGGCACCTTTTTTACGAAGGTCATGTATCTTCGGCCGATGGGATAACGGGGCATCGGCGACACCGTAAAAAGGAGGTAAAACATGAAGGTGGAGCACCCGATAGGGATTGAACCTATAACCCGCTGCTTACAAGGCAGCCGCTCTACCATTGAGCTACGGGAGCAGATTGCCGGGATTAGGGGCCCGGCTCCCCACCAGGAGGAATGTCAAGGGAATTTTGTGTTTTACCACACTATCAGTATACACTGTATATGCGTCTTATTTCTGCCATGTTTCTGCCATCTTTACAGCTCCGTCAACCCATACCGGCAAAGGGCGTATCTCATCAGTGCTTCGTCCTTATCCCGGTACACCTCTCGTTCACTCTCATTGAACTCCTGGCAAAGCCGCTGTATGTAGCCGTATTCCCGGCGGATGTAGAACAACTCAAGGATGCGCCGCTGCTTTTCCGTCAGGCAGGCCAGTCCTTTCTCCACTTGGGAAGTCTGCCACTTGACTACCGCAAGGTTTGCCGAGAGCGCATCCCGGCGGGAGATTGCGTTAATCAAATGATCTTCCCGGCCGCAGCCACCGCCCTTTACTGGTGTAGCATCGCTGGTAGCGGACCGGATGCCGTCCATCTGCTCATTGTAGCGGCGGATTTCTTCCGGCAGGTTTTCCAGTGACCGGAGCTTATAGCTGTGGCATTTCAGCTCGTCAATGCAGATGCGCTTGTAGTCAATCATGTTTCCCCCTCCTCCGCTATTTCCAAAATGGACTGCTTCACGCCCTCCTCCTGGCAGTAATTGCTGCCCTTGTGGTAGCAGGTTTCGCAGGACATTTCTTCCGGGCACTCGTAGCAGTTGCGCACAGTGTCATATCCCCGATCGGCATATTCTTCCCGATTGGCGACAGGACAGGTGCCGTTAATACATCTGTCCCCCAGCCAACAGTGTCTAATGTCTACTCTGATGTTCAATGTCGACTCTCCTTCCTTTCCCCATAGCTGCAGAAATCCTCCGGCGCAATCTCCATATCATTAACATGACAAATCAAGAAGCCGTTGGAATTAACCGTTGCATTTACAAGATATTTGCAGCCCTTGCAACGCACTACCGGTACTGCATCAACGGTAGGAGCGTTTTTAAGATTCCCAAGAGCATCCTCCCATCCTCGCTCGTATGCGTCATCAAGATTATCTGTCTGGTAATTCCGGTACTCTTTTGGCAAGACGGGCGTACTCATGGCGGATTCTGCGTCAATCAACCGCATCGTTGTCACCTCCGTCCTTAATGCCCATTTTTGCGCCACAGTGCGGACAATAATCCGTCTTAGCATCAAATCCTATTCCGCAGATGGAACAATACTGAATATCACCAGCAGCCTCACTATGAAAAGGAATCCACCGGCCTTGCACAACTGGTATACTTATCTCCTCTTTCAGTTCATCATACAACTCACTAAACCGCTTACTCCACTTCCTTAGCCCAAAGAAAAAGCACACGCCTAACACAATCCACAGCACGCTGGCGATGTTTTGCAACAAATTTTCCATCACTCTACCTCCTGTATCCAGAACTCGCGTTGGCAGTCCATGCAAGGCAGTTCTGGGTTCTTACACTCTCCGTCATTATCTCTGTAAGCCGCAGTAATAGCCATCGGGCACATCTGCATTACCCCGAACTTATCAAGTACCGCATCTGGATACTGCTCCAAAAACACGCTCTGTCGTGTCTTGCGCGGATGCGCAGCAGACCATTCCTCGACCATAGCAACCTGATCCGTAGCGTCCAGCGTTGATTCTTGAGCAACTGCGCAACCCCATAGCTCATCCTCGTTAGCGTTAGAAGCAGGACACCCTTTACATTTAGGGCCGAAACTCTTGCACATTCTGTTGCGTTCCTTAATAAACTCCGCAGCATCCATGTTATCCCTCCTTTACCGACAAAGTGTCGTTTCTAACCACGCCTTTACCACAGGAAAAATGCGGTTTGACAGCCCCGGAGATGTTCCCTTTGGAACACTCTCCATAACAATCTGAAAACATAAGATACTGGCATTGCCAACATTCTATTTTGTTTTCGTCCATTTCCTCGTACCGGCACACGCCCGGATGGTTTACTACGGGGCAAAAATCTGCAACCGCCGGGCAATCGCTGTTTACACAGACTTCATCTTTCAGCCATTTACACATCATTCTACCTCCTTAGCCATCAGCAAATCCTTGTAGTCCAGCAGCAGCGCCCATATCTGCTCCGCATCGTCATGGTCGAGGGTGACTGCACCCTCTGCGTCAACCAACGCAGCCAGCCGGTCTATGTCCCGGATTACTTCGTAGTAGTCCTTTACGGTCATTGGCTCACCCTCCAAAATTCTCAAGATAATATTGCTTGCAGTCCTGCCAACCCTTGTAATAGGCTGCCTGCTCCCGGCGTTCCTGTTCCTCTGCGGTGATCTCCGCCTGGGCAACTTCATCCAAATGGTTCCGCCTTTCGGCCGAAATAGCCGATAGCACCATTATGCAGATAACAACTAAAATTATCGCAACTGCCGCTGCCGTCCAGTTCCTCATAGCGAATCCCTCCTAAATCCGAAGAATGTCTTTATTTGCGGCAGGGTCTCCAGCCTGTGGCCGTCTACCGTTACTAAGGCGGCATAGCCCTGACCTATCCAGCCACGGTGCCAAATCCCCCGGGCTTCGTAGTAGTCCACGCTCTCCCGGCGCTCTGTTGTTTTGCCGCAAACCCTTATCTCGATGTCGATTTTCCCATCTCGGCGCTTTATCCAATTCTTGGGGCGCTTATACTTACCGGATGCCGCCGCGTCCTTGTAGCATTGTTTGGAGCAGTACTTTTGTCCCGGCTGGCCGAAATAGTCCTTCCCGCAGTATTCGCATTTCTTCGGCTCTGCTTTTTTCATACTGCTTTTGCGGGCCCGGATGCTGTCCATGGCCTTTTGACACTCCTTGCAATACAGCTGCCGGGGGTTGGTGCTGCCTATCGGCCCTCCGCATCTCTTACAGGGCCGGTTTGGGTCTCTCCTGATTCCATAGCGAGACAAGATTTGGGCCACAGAGCCGTAATCAAGGTCGAGAATTAAGGCAATCTCCCTGTTTGTCTTTCCCTCCCGCACCAGCTTCTCCAGGAGCTCCGGGTCGTTTGAATTAGAACAGCCGATTTTGGCGTTAGGAGACGCTTTATCGTATGACATCATAACTCACCACCTTTTCCTGCTCGGCCATCTCTGCGCGCATTTTTATGGCTTTGGTGACAGCGTTCCAGCGCTTGATAAATTCCTCGGCACTTTGTCCCTCAAAAAGCGGATTCTCCCGCTCTATTTCCGTTCCGTATTTACCCATTGTGTTACCTCCTCTATGTCAATTTCTGTTCTTGGGTTTTGGGGGTCATATGCCCCACGCAGCCGCAGCTCGACATGGTCAAAGCTATCATCGGCGATTACTCCCCGGTGTACCAGCCCGTCCATCAGCATCTTGCCGTTGTAGTTGTCTGGGTCATGCCGGTGCCGGGTGGGGAAGTAGTAGGTGATGGTCACCACCGCCTTGCCCATTGGTTTGCACTTGGGGCAGTATGCAACAAACAGCTGCAGCCAGCGCTGCTTTTCCGCTCGGTAGTCCCAGCCATTGGCCCGACCAGCGTACTTGTTCAGCGATGGGGGGATTTCGGGAATTGTTATTTTCATGATTCCTCCGGGAACCTTAACTTCGTTACAGCTATCGTGAATTTCTCGATTTCGCTTGCCCACCGCGCCGTGCCTTTCCCGTGTATCCGTTCCCAAATCAGCGGGAAACCTGCGATGCCATCAAATAAGCTCCCCAGCGTTGCGCCCTCCGGCAGATACCGCGCCATGCGCCGCAGCATCCAGTCCCAGAAGGGCAGGGCGATGGAGTTGCCCAGCGCCTTGTACCGTGGGCTGTCGCTTGGCTTGTGGCGTTTTCCATTGCCGTCTGTCCACTCGCCGATGTCCGTCCATCCGTCCGGAAACCCTTGTAACCGTTCGCATTCCATCGGGGTCAGACGGCGCACTGCCATGTTCTGCACGGGGTATGTCTCCGCGTCCTCCCGGTACGCACAGGCAGCATTTGCCCGCAGCGTGTGAGCCACATCCGGTGTTGCCCCGCACACCAGCATATCGTTATATGCGTCCTGCCCATTGTAACTTCCGGCATGAGCACCGGGAGAAAGCGTACCTGTCACATCTTGGTATGTAAGCGGCACTTGATTGCCGCCTGTTCCCATACGGGCTTGCAAACTCGGAACGATCTCGCCGCAGTCGCGGATGACATCGCAGGCGTGCGACATGTCCGGTGCCACCACTGCCGGGGTTTGGTTCGTCCCGCTCTTGTCTTTCTGAACTAACGCGCCTTTGCCTCCTCCGTCACAGCCCCCCCTGATTCTGACTGCATAAGAAGCACCTGCTTCAGCAGCTTCGGCAGGTCCTTCCCACGACGCTCCGCTCTCCGCAATATCCCCCGGCAAGCCTTGGCGCTCAAATAGTATTTCTCCCGCGGATTGTCCTCCAAAATCTGCGACAACCGAGATTCTACGGCGGCGTTGGGGCACTCCCCAGTATTGAGCATCATGAGTTCTCCAAGCGATAGACCACCCATCACCGTCAATGGCTCCTGCCTTTGTCCATTTCCCCTCAAATCGAGGTACAGAAACGGTAGGCTCTGCGATGTGGATAATTTCCTCCAGCACGGCCTGGAAGTCTCCCCCCTCGTTGCTGCTGAATGCACCGGGTACATTTTCCCAAACGAGAAACCGAGGTCTGACCATGTCACCTGCTCTTCCATTTCTCCTGTCACGCTCTCTCATCTCCTTTACGATTCTGACCTGTTCCATGAAAAGCCCGCTTCTTTCACCGGCAAGTCCTGCTCGCTTCCCTGCGATGGAAAGGTCCTGGCATGGGCTTCCTCCTGTAATACAGTCAACAGGTTCGATCTCCGCTCCGTTTATCTTGCAGATATCTCCCAAGTGTTTCACGCATTCTCCTCCATCATCCGCTCCGCCAGCGCCAGGTCATAGCTGGGCAGCTGCTTTACCTCTGCCATACCGGCCAGCTTTGCCCGGATATCCGCAGGCAGGGCTTGCATTTTGCGCTCGCTCTCCTGCCTTGCCCGGTAGCTGCGCATAAAGTTGGACTGCACCACGCTCTGCACTGTCCCGGTGTCCATGCTGGCCCATTCCCGCAACTGGGAGGGGTGTCCTACCAACCGTTGTAGGTTCTCCGGCAGGGCTGCAAACTCTTTCTCGCTGTTGTAGCCGCTGTTCCGCAGGGCATTTGCAATCAGCGCCCATGCTTCCCCCTCGGAGAGTTCCGCCGGTCTGCTGATCTCACCAATAGCTGCTATGATAGCCCCAATGTGTGGAGGGAACCCCTTGCGATCACTGGCAATGTGGGACTTAACTGCCGCTGCTACAAGGTTAGCAGGGTAGTCTGCCAGCATCTCCGACCACAGATTTACCACCGCTTCGGCATCCTGCCGCTTCATGTCCCGGTAGTACGCTGGATAAGCGGCCTTGAGGATAGACATAACAGCCAGTGTTTCAGTACGGTTCATGTTGTCCCTCCTCCTGCAGCATCTGCAAAAATACATTGTCGGTCCCACCAGCAGACTTGTCGCCTTTCAACGGGTAAACATCCTGCCAGCAGCGCTTAACGCTCTGATCGAGAATAAGTCCCTTGGTGTGGTTGTCCCCCGGTGCCAGCCGTTCCAGCTCATTCAGGATCATCTTTGCGGCCCGATCAGTGAGGGGCTTTTTGATTTTCTTGCGCATTTCACAAAAGCCGTTCCAGTTCTCCATCAAGGCTTCCGGGACATCCACACGCCCCCTTGGGGGGGTAGGGGGGGTATTATTCCCGGAGGGAATATTTTCTTTGTCTTTGTCATTGTCTTTGTCTTTGTCTTTGTCTTGGCTTTTCTGGGTTTTTGAAAAACCCGCTGGGCTTTTTAGGTTCCCTTGGGTTTTCTTCGGCCTACCGCCCTTGGAACCGTTTTCCCTGCTTGTTTTGGCTCTTCCTTCGCATTCAGCAGCCATCCGGTCTATTTGCAACTTTGCTACCGGCCATATAAAACGCTCGTTTCCCCGGAAATCGGGGGCTGCGCCCGTCTCTGCATATTTCAGCATAGCCGTGAACAGCCGCCCTCTCTCCGCATCTCCGAGTTCCTCCATGGCATCTGCAAAGTCTGTAAAGACTTTAAGGTACTTCATGGGTTGTCCTCCTGTCGCTTTTTACTGGGAAGCGTAACCCTCAATTAAAAGGGAGGTCGTTCTCGCCATCGACTTCTTCAAATCCGCCCTGCTCGCTCTCTGCGGGCTTTTCCTCGGCCTTGCCGGTAGATTTGCTGCCGCCGAACAGAACCTCCTCTGCGATGATTTCTGTGGCTGTGCGCTTATTGCCGTTCTTGTCCTCGTAGGTGCGAACTTCGATGCGCCCCACAATGGTGATAAGGTCGCCCTTGCCGAACCACTGGTTCACGAATTCGGCGGTCTTGCCCCATGCTACGATGGGGATGAAGTCAGTCTTTTCTCTGTCACGGTTGCGGTCTACGGCGATGGTAAAGCCGCATACGCTCTTGCCGTTCTGGGTCTGCTTCAGTTCGGGGGCCTTGGTCAGCCGCCCATTAAGGATCGCTTTGTTCAGCATTCTGTTTCCTCCAAATAGTTTGTGTAGAATTCCTCCCGGAACATCGGGATTGTAAAATCGTAGTTGTCGATACAGGCTTGCTCGCCCAGCCGGTGCAGCCAGTCCATCACCTCGACACAGCCGTGTGCGTGTGTCAGGTGGCATGGCGTGTGGCACAGGGAAACCCAAAGCCCCATGCGCTTGCTTTTGCTCCGCATGGCGTTGCCGAAGATTTCGTGCCGGTCGAGCTTTACGCCGGAGCGCTGGCACAAAAAGCACTTAGATGTGTCGGCCTGTACGATGCTCGGAGCGTATCCGTTTCGGTCAAGCTCTGCGCCCCATTCGTTTTTCATTTGCCCCATTCCTCCTTCAGCAAGGCCAGCTCGGCCGGTGTGGCAACATCTATCCCTTGCTCTTTGCAGTCTGCGATGACGGCATCCAGCAGCCGGGACATCTGTTTGGTGTTGTAGGTGCTGCTGCCGTAGTACAGCCGGATCACCAGATGGTCACCGTCTGGCTCGTAGTCTACCTGTTCTGTTACCCAGCCAGTACCGAGCATTTCCCACGCTGTCCGGACGGTCTTTGCGGCTTCCGGCTCGATATTGTGCACATCCTTCCAGATGCCGACCTCCTTAATGTACTTCCGGTACAGCTCCTCCTTAGTCAGCGGGGCCGCCTGGGTGGAGAGGGTAAAGGCCAGATCATCAAGGAGCGCCCACAGGTACGAGTTGGCCGAAAGGCTCCTGCGCTCGTGGTGCTCCTTTAGTTCGGCGGCGTACATCTTGCCTGGCTTCATCTCATCAAGGAAAGCCTGTGCGGCTGCGGCATCTTTGGTATACAGGGTGATGCCGTAGCCGTTCCGGTCTCTTGTCCAGTCGGCAGAATCAAACCGGAGCCTTGTTTTCATTCCTCTTTTCGGCCTCCTTTGCGGCTTTCATACACGGACCGCACAAATGCCGTCCGAACATTTTCTCGGTGTATGGGACAATCTCCCGGACATACCATGTAGACCCGTCTCGTTTGGTGATTGGGACAATCTGTTTCCCGCAGTCAGCGCAGATTTCCGTGATGTCCTCTCCGGAATCGCCCGGGTGACCAAAGCTAAATACGATGTTGCCGTATTTGTCTATGACCGTCAGATATGTAATCTGTTCGCCGTGTACTTCCATCTCCTCTACCGTGAACCGCGCAAACTTGTCATTGCTATCTGCAGGCTCATATTTTCCGTTGGCGTTCTTTTGAGTCCTCATCGGGACAACAATGTTGATTTTGGTGTAGAGTTCGCGACCGATCCCCCAATTAAAGCAGGCGCGCTTAAAGCTGTCGGAGCTTTCGCCCTTTTCCTTTTCGGTGTAGCTTTCGGTTCCGCAGTCAGCTTTCCATGCCCACCCGTCATCCGTTTTGATACCGACACGGCAGAAAAGGTTCCCCTTGCATTCGTAATGCTCCCGCTGCCAGTTTTCAGCGCCAACCGTCTCGTCCAGAATGCGCATGTCGCATCGCGCGTCCTTGTAGCAGAGGAGCACAGCCCCTCTCGAAGTATAGCGGTCAACCCGCAGGTCAACCTCGTCCGCTCGCAGCGGTCTGAATTTAACCATGTTATCCTCCTTATTCAAAGTACCTGTCAGCATCCGCATCGCTGGCGTCAAACCGCTTAACACAGTTTTCACAGCCAATGACCATGCCGTCCTTAATGTAAATGGTCTCGTTGATCTCGCAGCCGCACTCCGGGCAGATGTGCGGCTTATCATCGTAGTTATCCACCCAGCTCGGGATGGGCCTATCCGGGATATCGTATGGGTTCATGCTTCCACAACCTCCCCGTTTTTCAACTTGACATTTCTCCCAGAATCTTGTATATTGGTGGTGCTTAATCTACCTTTGCCCTCATTGGCTTTTGCGGAGCCGGTGGGGGCTTTTCTATGCCTGTATTCCTCCTGCTGGCGGCGGATACAGCGCAGAACCCATGCTGTGAAGTTGCAGTAACCCATTTCGATAAGCTGCTGACGGAACTCCGCCATATTCACATAACCCAAAGGAATACGCACAGACAGCTTATAGTTTGCTTCCCGCTTCCTGCCGGGATTGCCCGCTATCAGCGCTTCCGCTTCGGAAGTCCGCCGAATTCCGTAATAGCCCGGCTTCTTGCACATGCTGTCCAGCGGCTTGGTGTAACCGGGGAACTTCTCCCGGATAATTGCTATCCTCTCGTTCTGCTCCATGGCCTTACCTCACCAGCAGCAGGATAGCCGATGCTGCGAAGATGGTTCCCATTCCGAGGACTACGGCCAAGGCTTCCTGCAGCCACTCCTTTTTACTCATCTTCCTGTACCTCCTTTTGCGGAAGCTCCGGTAGGGATGCCCACCACTGGACCTTGATAGCGCAATCCACATTATCTCTGCTGACATTGAACATCTGATGCTTGGTGCTGAATGGCAAGGTAGCGTATCTTCCCGGATTTGTCTGGCACAGGTAATGCCCGTCCTTGCTGGGTACGATCTCATCCGAGTTAAACCACCGGATAAAGGTGTTGGTTGTTGCTTCCATGTTGTTCCTCCTTAACTTAACCATCTTGCGAAGCTGGGCAGGCTGATAAAATACTGTCCGCGCTTCCCATTTGTCTTTTTAAGCGGGATACCGCTGCCCATCAGCGCTCGGTAGCCCATTCCTGTGTACTGGGAAACCTCTGTGAATGAGAGGATTTCCTTGCCGGGGAACCTGTCCATCAAGCGTTCGAGGTTGTCCCGGTAGCTCTCCTTTTCCCTCGGCATTATCCTACCTCCTTTTCCTTGATAAGCTCGTCCAGAGCAGCGTTAAAGCGCTGTTCTGCTCCCTTTGGGCTGCGGCGGCCATTTAATATCGCACACACATACGCTTTCCCAACGCCGAGTTTTTCTCCGAGCTGAGCCATTGTAATCTTGTTATTGTGCATCTTGCCGACCACATCGCCAGTCCATTGTGCAGGCATCTAAACTTTTCCCCCTTCTTTATATATTGTGTTGCAAAAGTTTACACAAAGTGTTATCATATCCTTGCGAGGAAAAATGAATCATGGCACATTGAGTGCCCGCTTTGTGTTGTGCTTGTTGCTTATGTTTTCATTATAGTGTAAACAAACGCAACAGTCAAGACGCAGTTGTTCCTTTTGTTTACTTTCTGCTATTTGCACAAAAAGGGTGTGTTGCGTTTGTTCTATATCAACTATGTTGCTCTTTGTAATAAAATTGGGAAGTCCCCGTCTGCTGTTGCCGAAGAAATGGGGTTTATGCGTTCCGTGGTTACGCGGTGGAGCAAAGGGACAATTCCAAGGCAGGCAACATTGCAAAAGGTTGCTGACTACTTCGGCGTAAGCGTGGATTACCTTTTGGGGAAAGAAAAACAGCCCACCGAAGGTGAGCTGTCCGGTATTCGGAAAGACCTTATGGATTTCGCAGATACTTTGACAGATGAGAAAATTGAGAAATATCTTCGTCTAATGAAAACTTTAGAATCCGAAGATATTTAACAAGCTGCTCGTCAGACATCCGTTCCACCGCCTTTTTGAATTCCTCCTTTTTCTCCATTGGTGTTCCTCCTCTTTTGTCGATTATTGTCAAATAAAAATCCTTCCAAATTCAGCATGTATTTGGTGCAATTCAATTGTAACAAATTGTATTGCCAATATGTACTGACAAATGTTGCGGTTTCGGCGTAAAAACTGTCATGTTCTTCGGGCAAAAGTGTCCGGTAACAAAAAACAGGAGATGAGTTTGTGAATTCAGACGAAGAAAGGAATTGGGATAACTTTTTATTGGAGGTAGCCACAAAACGGCAGGAGCAGGGAATGACCCACAAGGATTTGGCCGACAATGCCGGGACGGTTGAGAGGACGATCTCCAGGCTGCTTTCGGAGCCGACCAAGAATCCGAGCCTTTTTCTCGTTGCTTCCATCTGCCAAGCGCTGCACATATCTCTCGACAAGCATTTCGTGAAGGAAGTCTATAACAAAACAGACAGCCAGAACAGCGAAGAAATGATAGAGGTTCTGAAAGAGCAGGTGCGCCAGCGCCGGAAGCTGTCCAAAACACTCTTCGCAGTTATTTTTGTCCTGCTGGCGATGATGATTTTATACCTCGTCCTAATCGATGCAAATAACCTTAACTACGGTTTAATTCGGGATTAAGAACAGATGTTCGTTACGAGTATAATAGTACACCACAGCGTGTCCGATAGAAAGGACTGATGCTTTTGAGTAAACTAAAAGAGAAAATTGACGATGCAGGCGGTATAGGAGTAGTGCTTGGAGGAATTGCTTTGGTCTTCCTTTTATTCTGGGGCTCATACGGTCGTCAGTTTGTTTGGGAACACACTTGTGGGATTTGTGGGAAATGGAAAGCCATCGACACAATAAGCATTGAGGGCAACGAGGAGATGAGAATCTGTTTGGATTGCCGTGATAACAAGGTGTTCTACTGCGACGACTGCTGGATGTGGTTCTATATGGAAGATTTCGGCGGGTGTAACAACGAAACCGGGGAATTGTATTGTAAGGACAGCTATGAAGCAATCAATGGAGGTTCATTAGATGGATAACCATAACGGGGAAGAAGAAATCGCGCGCGTTTTAACAGAGATGCCAAAGCCGCCATTGAAGCAGAGGGCTTTGCGCGTCATCGCGGGAATAGGCTCTGCCATTGCTTTTCTCGGCGGCCTTTGGCTTTTATGCAGTTCCAGTGCGGCAAAAGAGATCACTGCATTCATTGCAGGTGGGAATGGATATGTTGCCGGTTTTCTTGTTCTCATTGGGCTTGGCTGCGCTATCATGACGGCCGGAGCAGCTAAAAAAGGCGAGTACAGCTCACTCATTTTTGTCCCATTCGCTTGTGCGGGGTGCGTTATTGGCGCATTACAGGTTGGCAGCATGGCTCTTATCTTTATAATTATCGCATTCGTCATTGGAATGCTGTGGGTTATAAGTAATATCAGGGTATTCAACTACTACGAGGAGGCTATGGAAGATTACCACCGAGTCCAGTATGAATTGGAGAAATACAAAGAGGATTATAGGTACTTGGTACATACTATCGAAAACCGGAATAAAGAGAATTAAGTAAAATACCGCCCCCGGCAACGAGGGCGGCTAATAATAGGAGGAGAGAAAATGCAAAAAGATTTAGGAATGAAGTGGCTAAAGGTTTGCAAAATACTTTGGCTGATTGGGGCTGCTCTTAGTCTTTCTTCTATTTTGCTCACACTCATATGGTTCGCTACCGTGTTTAGTGCATTTCCTGCATATACCGTGATCTGCATAGCATTGTGCCTCGTCAACTCATTTCTTACCGTTCTGGCGTACACTGCAGTCAGCAGCTTCTGTGCTTCTCGTTTCAAGTACATAATTGCGTTGTTTGCTATAGCGCCTATTTCGGCAGGGGTGAATGCCTATGGTAGTGTAATTATGGCGGACTTAGGCACAAAACTTGCGGTGTCTGGCGTCTTTTTCTTGATAACCGCATTAGCATGGTCACTGCCAAATATCATATACTTTATGCACAGAAAGCACCTATTTACAGGGACAGACCCAGATAATTACACCGCAGAACCAATTAGCCCTACTGATGCCAGATCGGAAACAAAAGCTGCAGAGGAGAAACCCCAACATGGAATTGAAACAAGAAAAGTAAAGGTTATACCGGTAAAGATGGGGTCAGAGAAACAAGAGGGCAAAGCGAAGCAATCGAAAGGAGAGCAGCAGGAAAACGAAAAACAAGTAGTTTCCGTCAAAAGCGTAAAGAAAAATCCAATTTCCCTCTATGTATTTATCATTTTGTTTGTGGTTGCGTCCGTAGTGTGCGTATGGCAAGCCGCTCAGCTTTCCGCCGCTCGCGACGATGTTACAACTCTTCATGGCACCGTCTCTGCGGCAGAAGCGAAAATAAAAGTGCAAGCGTCCGAGATTGAAAAGCAGAACAGAATTATTGACGGCTTGCACGATCAAATTGATAAACTTCATGGAGAGGTTAATAGACTGCTTGGATACAGGAAGTATCTAACGGTTGCGGACTTTGAAGACCTTGAACGAAGTTACCAAGAAAGCCTTGATGAAACCCAAGAAATAACCAGAAAGTACGGATAAAGGTTTCGGCTCATACCGCTATATATAACTGGAGGTATACGAGAATGCTCTGTAAGAAGTGCAAAAAGGAATTACAGGATGATTGGCTCTACTGCCCTTGGTGCGGTTTGAACGCAAAAAAAGACTCACGCAGAGCGATATCGCAGCGAAAAGACGGGACATACCAAAAAGCAATCACAATTGATGGGAAGCGCAAGTATTTTTACGGGAGATCAGAAAAGGATGTCATAAAGAAGATTGCAGAATTCAGCAGGGAGGCGGAGGATAAGCGGTCTGCTGCATTTGCCGTCTATGCCGAAGCGCTTGAGCAGTCTTGGGACAACCTCGCATACAATTCCCTTCGAGGGTACAAGCCTGCGCTCGTGCGATGTGTCACTACCTTCGGGAAAACGCCTGTCGCAGACATCACGCCGATGCAGGTAAAGGGTTTCCTCGATAAGGTTGGAAAGACATTCTCACAAAAAACCGTGAACACGCAGAAGAACATAACGAGTCAAGTGTTCGACCTCGCCATCCTCGCCGGGGACATACAAGTAAACCCGGTCGCAAACATAAAAGCGACCGGGAAGAAAACAAGCGGGCGGGAAGAAGCATCGCAGGAGGATAGGGAGAAGATCGCAGCCCATTGGGACGATTGCACCGTATCACGACTTGGTTACTTCATTATGCTGACCGGGCTTCGTGTGGGAGAAGCACTTGCTCTGCGATACGAGGATATCGACAGGGATAAAAACCAAATCCATGTTACGAAAAGCGTATACTATGTCGGCACTGCCCCGCACATAAAAGAGCCAAAGACGGATGCAGGGGTCAGAACGGTGTTCCTTCTGCCGGATGTCGCAGAACGATTCAATGGGAAGAATGGTTACATCTTCACGAATGAAAAGGGAGAAATCCTTCGAAGCAATGAATCGTCCCGCAATTGGAGAAAATGGTGCAAAAATTACGGAATATGCTGCACATTCCACCAGCTTCGGCATAGCTTCGCAACATCTTGCTGCGAGGTAGGGATTGACAAAGCCGTTATCCAAGAGATGATGGGGCATTCCTCCTACATCGTGACGGAAAAGTACACCCATCTGCGTGACAAAATGTTGGAGGATGCACAGGCCAAATTTACTACATCACTTTTACATCACACGGATGCAAATACAAAGCAATAA